GCTGATAACTAATTCCTGATGCAGTAAATTTAGGTTGAAGCTCAAATACATCATCTTCATAGTTAAAGTCTGTTATACCAGCTTTTTGTAAAGCTTGATAACATACTTTCTCTAATCCAGATCTTAGTTGAACACCATCATGAATAGTAGGAACTCCATGAGGAACTGCTTTTTTCTTTGGTTTAGAACTAACTTTAAACCTCTTTTTAGCAAGGTCTTGTCTTCTCACCATCTCTATCTCTTAAAATTGCTGTTGTCCAAGTATCTAAGTTTTTAATATACTTAAGTCCCATACCTGGATAATCTATCTTTCTGTCTACTAAAATACCTATAGATGTTGTAGGGTTTAATGCAGTAATAATAGTTTGCTCTCCATCAAAATGAATATCAGTATTTAAGGCAATGATACCTACTTTAGTAGAGTCATTTAAACACATTTGAACTCTATCTGATGGAATATCAAATTGTTGAGCTATAGCATTGATATAATTTAAACTATCATTTGTAGTGATAATCCATAATTCATATTCAAATCCTTTAGAGCAATAATCGTTTTCTTTAATACCTTTAATCAACTGTCTAAAATCTTCATGATTCCAAATTGTGTCAGGCTCAAAACTTACTTTAATTTTCTCCATTATTTTGTTATAATTATTTGAAAACACAAAAATCCATATTCTATTACTATAATATTTTGAATATCATGTTTTTGTTTATATGGTTTTAAGTGATACTTTAAAGGTGTAATTAATAATTTACAATGTTTCATTTTCTTCTGTTTTACAGTCTGATTCTTCTAATCTAACTTCAGTTGTTTCTTCTCTACTCCACGGTTCTCTAGATACTATCCAACCATGAGCATTAATAATTAATGCTCCATTAGTAATGTACATATCGTTGTTAATAGGATTCTCAATTAATGTCCATATTCTATTAGCTTCAATATCTCTTAATTGATCTTTATCTAGAAATAAAAATCCATCACATGGAGTATTTGTTTCTAAAGTATTCTTTATTGGTGAATACTTATCACAAAATTGTGTCCAATTTAAATTTATCATAAGTTAAATATTTTAGCGATAAATTCACCAGCTTTTATAATACCTATAAGAAACCAGACAATTATACATATAATATCTAACATGTAAGCTAATTCAAATCTTTCAGGGTATTTACAGAATAAATATTTTACACCTGTAATAATCCAACTAATAATCCACCAAATATTAAATACTACCCATACACCTAATAAAAGACTTACATCAGAATCTGTCATTGGAGCACTATTTCCACTATCATAAGGTACCATAATAGGAATTACTTGTAAATTTATCATAATAATTTATTTTTAATTAATTTTTCAGCTTTTTTTAAACCATATTTTTTGATATAATCCGATATATCTTTTTCAGTAGGTATAAAGAAAAACTCTATATCATAAGTTAATAAGAATTCACAAGTTGAAGTATAGCCTTGATCATCATTATCTAATAATAAAACAAGTCTTTTAAATCTTTTAGATAATTCATCAAAAGACTTCTTACTCATCTTATTAGTTTCAGCTTGCAATCCTACTGCTGATACACCTAGTTGATAGAAACACATCACATCTTTTAAACTCTTAGTAATAATAAGTAAATCTCCTGTTGCCGGAAGTTGATCATACCCTTGAAGGCAATCTGAACCAACATTAGTTAACCATTTACCTTCTTTGGTAATAGAATAAGGATTATAGATTTTAAGGTATTCTGTAGCATTTTTAAAGAATTTATAAGAGTATAAAGGATTACTATTTTTATACTCAAATACATAATGCTTATCTCCTTTATTTAGATAAACATGACTACAAGCTTTAACATTAAAAAATTGTAATGTTTGTAAAGATATACCAAATTGCATCCAATACTCATAATCTATTAAACTAAATGGCTTAACAATTACTTGAATATTAGATTTCTTCTTAACAGGTTTAGGAGTATCATTAACTAATAGTAACTGAGGTGTTACACTCAAATTAGTTCTTTTTAATCCAAAGTCATTAGCAATAATATTACAAGTTTCATGATAATTAGATCCATACTTCCTACTTACATAATCAAATGCTAGAAAGTAATCTCCATTTCCGTAATCTGTGTAATAAGGTATTCCTGATGCACTAATTACTATTCTACAGCTTCCATTTTTATCTGAATAAAACTCTGATTTAAAACTAGAATCTAATGATTGATAATTACTACAATATCTTTCTAATATCTGTAATTCTGTAATGTATTTAAGTATTTCTTCTTTTGTTATTTGTAAACTAGCATTATCAAAGTTGAACATACTTTATATTTCTTCTAATATTACTTTGTATATTTTACCATCTTTAGTTTTGATAAAATTAAATCCCATTTCTCTAATTGTTTTATAAACGTCAGTATATGGGATTTTTAAACTAGCTGCAATACAATTCATTAAAACTGATCTTGCAGTACTATTAAATTTCCAACTTTGCATAAATTTGATTTTAAAAAATAATAATAGGCTGAGAATACTACTTCCATTTAAGCTTCGTGACCATGAGCACCTATTATTATTTAATTATTACTATCCAAAGTTAACTTCAGATGCAGGACTAGAAAATGCTGCATTTGGATCTTCAGTAGATGCTGCAGGTTCAATATCTAATTTCTTAATGTTCTTTTCAGGACTAAAGAATAATTTAGTATCATCTGAAGATACTGTTTTAGACTCACAGAATACTCCATTTCCAAAAGAAGAAGCTACATACTTAGTTCCTTTTTGAGAAATTCTTTCTTCTCCTACAACTTTTAATTTGAATTCTTTACCTGCTAATAAAACAGATAATTTTTGAGCTAATTCTTCAGCAGATTTAGCATTTGGCATTTTAGCTTTGGCAGAAATCTCATCTAAAGATAATGCTGCAACAACCATTGATAAAATTGCATTTTTAGTAACATCCCATCCAGACATTTTTTTACCTGGATTAACTACTGTATTCAATGAATAGGTTTGAGCTAATTCAGCACCATGATTATCATTTACAGTAAATGTAATTTGTGGAGCTTGAGCTTTAGAGCTTAATCCATTTTCAATTTTAACAACTTTAACAAGGTTGATTCCAGGTTTAATTGTTTCTTTATAATTACCTTTAGATACTTCTGCATTTTCAAAACCGAACATAATTTTATATTTTTAATGATTTAATGTAATAAGAGATATTACTCTCCTAATTGATATTTGTGTATTTTATTCAATATTAACGCATAATCGTTAGGTTCAAATTTCTCTAAACATCCTTCAGGAGATTTAGCTAATCTAAGACCGTCACTATTTGTTAAAAATGAATATTCCATTTTTCCATTCACTTCTTTTACATTAGTATGTAATACATAAGTAAAGTAAGACGGTATTTTAATTTGACTATCCATTAATTTACCTGCTGTTTGTAAAGTAATAGTACTTTCACCATTTACATCTACACCTCTTTCTGTATGACCAATAACAATTACATTTAAATCATCGCGTAATGTTTCTTCAATTTTTATTAACCCTTGAAATACATCAATTGCTAAATCTGTCCATTTATTATAACCCGTTATTTTAGCATCAGACATTACTCTATTTGTGATAAAATGCGTGAGGTCTTCTATAATAACTGTTTTAAATTTTGTACCAGCATTTGCTTTAGTTAATATTTCTTTTAATACTGGAAATGTTGTACAATTTACAACATTACCTTTTTCTACACTGTATTTCACAGCACCACCTTTAAAAGGTAGTTCTTTTCTATTAGGTTTAATTAATAGAGTTGTATTCTCATCTAAATTTAATATTCCTCTTGACTTTCCTGTTCCAGGTTCACCAATGGTTAATATAATTCTTCCCATTCTACTTCTTTTGATACATTAGGTAATCTTCTGATGTCATCTCTTTAGGTAGTTCTTCAAAATATCCAGCTTCTGGTTTAGTATATAAACCAATAGAGATATTATCAGCTCCTAATCTGTTTTTAATGGCCTTAAGTAGTCTATATTTACCTTTAAGGTTATAAGGACTACCCTCCACATTAATATTGTAAGTTAAACTTGTTTCTAGTTGCATTTTATATGGATTTAATAAACCCAATACTATATCTGCATCAATATACAAGTTACCAGAATCTCTAAAATCATTTTGTTCAGGAGATAAATCTACTCCACGATACTTTACACGTTCAATATTAGATAAACTCTGATTAAACTGTTGAACTACAAAAAATGTCATCGCAAACATATTTCTACAGGCAACAATATACTCAGACATTTTATCCATATTCTGTTTAAGTGTAAAACCTCTTTCAAATTTTAGTAAACTAGCATGGTCTAAAACTACAATATTGTATTCTTCTTTATTATTAGCTGTCCAGCTAATTATTCTTTCTTGGGGATCACCATTTTCATCAAAATAAGGTTCTGTCACAAACTTACCTTTACCTTTCATTGTAGACCACCATTCATGGTAGAGACCTGTAGGGTTCATAGGTGTCCAATGCCACTTAATCTTTGAAAATATGTCTTCTAATTCTGGAAGTTCTGCATTAACAATTTCTTGTTCTTCAGCATCCATTCTTAGTTTACCCATACCTTTAATAAGTTGTGGAGATATTACTCTACCATACTTATTATAAATAATAATAGAAAGCCAATTAGCTTTCTTACTTACTTCATCAATTTCCCAAGAGTAATAAGTTACATTAATAGGAATTCCTTTTGCTCTAGCATCTTGAATACCATTTAGTATTATAAAGTCACATAGAGTTGTTTTAGAGCTTCCTGACAAGCCACCAATTAAGGTATAACAGCTTCTTTGTGTATTATAAATGTAATCATTAATTCTGTTAAATCCGTTAGCTAATCCTTCATATTCTCCTGCTAACCCTTGAGCTATTCTTTGTTTAAATTGCGTCAAAATTTCTTGTTTCTTTAGGAAGTTGTTGAATGTCGCTAACATCTTCTAGATATTGCTCCCAAGTTCTTTGGGATAAAAAAGTAGCTAATAATTGCATAAATTCTTGTTTATTATCTTTAAGATGATCCCGATAATACTTTTGCACACACAATAAAATCTTCTGATGTAGAGTTTTGTTTAACGAAGACGATGCTCTATCAACTAATGTTAATTTATATAGTTTTTTACATCGTTGTAAATCATTATGTAGTGGTCTAGTACCACCAGTAACTCTTTTTACTGATTTTGGATAAGTAGACAGCAGTTCTTTAAAAGCTGTTTCAAATTCTTTATTATCTGAAACATTAAATAAATTTTTAGTCTGTTCTGTTACTTCAATCTCATTAAAAAGAATATTTATCTCATTTCTTAAGATAATAAATCCAGAATCTCTTAATCTTTGAAATGTTAAAGTTTCTATTCTACCTGTGGTAGTGATATATCTCATTAACATTTCTTCGTCATTGTGGACTAAACAAAATAATACAAAATAATCCTCAATTTTAAGTTTATTAATGTAAAGTTTATTTAAGTCTACACTAATTTCTTCAATCATAATTTTTTTAAATATAAGTTATTTTGCTTTGCTTGAATCCTTCCAATGCTGATTTTATCCATTGTTCATCTATAGTATTTCTAAAACATAATATATGAACTGTTGCACAATCATTTGGATTTAATCTAAGAAATCTAAATATCTTTTGACTAGCTTTTCTCTCATTGCCATAAGAGTGCATTATCACACCATATTTAAGATCTGGTATATTAATTCCTTCATTTAGTTGTTCAACAGCACATAATTTCAGTAATTTACCTTGTTTAAAAGACTCTAAATTGGACTCTGAAAACTTATTTTTTGAATGATAAGTTATTTTACAGATTCTAGCAGATTGCTCTTGAGTACTTGCAAAGCAAAGACATTTACTATGTAATCCTATGCTATTTAGTAGATAGGTAGCTTTTAACTCTTTAGATTTAAATGCTTGCATAGCCTTCATTCGTTGAATAGCAGCTATTTGTTTCATTTTACCAAAAGAAGTTTCTACTCTACCTGACCAGTAATTATAGATAGCAGTTTCACTTGTCATCCAAGTTGCAGTAGGTTTCACAACCTTAATGTTTTTCTCTGTATCTAAATCTACATAATGAACAATGATTCTATAGTCATTCAAAATTGAATGGTCTATAGCTTCATCAGTATTATAAGAATATACTACAGGACAATACTTATCTACCATAAACCATTTCTCTGATTTAGAGTTAGTTGGTGGTGTA